AGAACTGCCAGAACTTCCAGATGTTCCAGAACTGCCAGAACTTCCAGATGTTCCAGAACTTCCTGATGTGCCACTTGAACCACTTGTTCCAGAACTTCCTGATGTGCCACTTGAACCACTCGTTCCAGAACTTCCTGATGTTCCAGAACTTCCTGATGTTCCAGAAGTGCCAGAACTTCCTGATGTTCCAGAACTACCAGAACTTCCAGCTATACCAAGTCTAAAAATATCTACATTTGTATATAATTTATTGTCAACCTTTATATCGAAAAGTTGTGTATATGAATAATCTTCACTATCAATGTAGAATATAAAATATCCATTTGAATCTGACTTTAATTGTGGAATTGTTGATACCCCACTACCACCAGAATATGATGTATAGATTGTTGCTGGTGTATTAGTGCCACTCAAATATACTTCAATATCTATATCAGATGTGATATTACCGTATGTATCTCTTGTTCTTCCAATAAAGCTATATCTTGGCATTATATTACTCCGTTATGAATATATCACTAATACCCACAACCTCAGCCCAGTCTAATAATATCTGATAAAGAACACTATCTTGATAATGTTCTACCAATTCAAATGTCAGAAAGTTAGTTGACTCTCTGAATTTTATAGTATCAGATACATTATTAAAATTTAACAATCCTTTTAATAATCTGAATGACAATGGTGTTTTCATAATTCTTCAACAACTAAACAGGTTTTATGGTAATATGTATATGTATTTGAGCCCGACTCTTTCAATATACGCCAAATTAGATAATACTTTCCAGGAGTTGCAGTTATACTGCTACTAACAATAGTGTTTATTGTGTTCTCAGAAACATAAGCCGGAATCTCATTTATTACAGTATTACCATCTTCATCTAAAAATTTAACATAAGCTGATGATGGATACCATAATTCATCATACTGATCTCTTATTTCAATCTCAATAGCTCTTACTTCGTTCTGATATAAAGTAATATATGTTAAATTACTCATTGTTAATCACTCTCTTTTCTGTAATATGGCCCCGGCGGCCTTAAACCAACAAGACTACTAATCAAGACTTGTTTAAGATATTTATTCATATTTTTATACTTTCTTAGAATAGCTAATTGAACCTGTTTTGAGTAGTCTTTGGCCCAACTTGAAATTACTATAGATTCAATATCTTCCAGAGGTATTTCTCTTAAATCTGCAAACATTTTTCTATCAAGTAAATATCTACGACATGCTAATAATAGATATGGATAGTGTCTTACAAGCATTTCCCATGTAAGTCTTATATTACCACCATTTTTCTCCAATACACTAATCCATGTTTGAAGGAATTTTCGTCTATTATGTCTCGGTATATAATTTAGATTTATTGCTTGAACCAAATTCCAATTATGTCTGGTATTTGGATTAACACCCTTTATAGCATAGAGACATAACACTATGGGATTTGGATCATTTTCAAAGTTTCTATATCTAAAGCTATAGATATGACCACTTCTCCACCATACAGTGCTATTACGATCTTTAACTTTGAAAACCCGTCTGAGAGTCATAATGTATAAAGTCCCTTATCAATTATTATTTATCCAATTATTGACATATTTATTTCTATGCCTCATTGGATCATCACAATTAACTACTTATACAATTCTCGTTCTGTTATTATTTTAAACTGCCATCCACGTCTTTTACAAAATTCGATAGCAGCCTTCCATTTGGCTACATTAGTGAGATATGTTGCCATCTCATGCATTTTTGTCTTTTGTGATTTTTTCTCGGAAATGGTGGGTTTTATGGTTTCTTTATATGGCTTTATTTCAACAATATATGTTAGTTCTTTATTACCTTCACCTATTGTTTTTATGATATAATCAGGATAATATCTACGTTGTTTTCTTTTTACTGGATCATAATAGGGTATTTCCACAGTTTCAGAGCTCCAAGCAATTATTCCAGGATTAGAGTCACACCATTGACTAAAAACTCGTTCCCAACTTGATCTAATTATTATTGGTCCTTTACCTATATACTTGTGTTTATTCCTTGGTATGAATATGTCATGTTTACTCGGATCGAAGCTATGCTTCATTACGTTTGACATTGTTACTATACCAATTATTGATTTTATCCTTATTCTTCTTTATCATTTCAACTGTTTTGCCATCATCCGTATCTTCATCTATCGGGACTATATTAAAGAGCTGAATAATATCAACTATATTATCTATTTGTTGTGGTGTTAATTGTGCTGGATTCAAACTAACAATAAAATCTACCATTTTCTTAAATACTTTCCTATCATATACTACTGTCAGGTCATCTGGAATGCCTATATTTGTTGAAAAAATAAATTGATTGAATCTCATTTTTCTCTTTTTCCTTCTTGTTCCATCTTTTTTAGGCGTGTATAATAGTCTGGAATTTCAGCTAGATGAGCTTTAGCGATGGCTTTTGCAACATTCGGATTATCATTATGTTCTTTTTCAACATCAATGCCCATTTTAAGTTCATCAGCATCAAAATCACTATCTGGATCATCACCATGTTTCAAATAACCGATAATCATATCCTCTAAGCCGGATGAAATCTTATCAGTTTCATTCAGATAATACATAATTTTTTGTTCAATTAGCATTGTTAATATCCTCCAATCAATCTTCTTCAGATTTTGTAAGTTTACTCACCATTTCTTTGGCTTTTTTAAGCTCTTTTTTTCGTTTTCTGGTGAGGTTTCTACCAGCTCTATTGATGTAAAAATTCAATCTGGCCATTGCTTTTGAAAGACCACCTGGAGCCTTTTTCAAAGCGTCAACAATAGTTTCTGCACTTTTAGTAAATAACCCTTCTGGCGGTGTCCAATGAGTTTCTACATCAGCTGACCAGTATTTTTTCTCGTTTAGTAGATATTTTTCAATCAATATGTCTATTTTAGATTTATTCATATTTCTTCACCTCTCTTAAAGTGATGTATAAAGACCTGTTTCTTTTTCAAAAACATGAATTAGATTGTTTACATAAACATCTTTAACAGTTTTCTTTACCTTGTATTCTAAACCACTTACTCTTCCAAATTCCAAATCATAAGTATCGGAAGAATTAAGACTTATTTTTACGTAATTTATTCCATTTTTAGTCTTTGGAAGCCTCATTGATAGTGATTTATCAGATGATATTAAATTTTTAGCACCTGTCATAGAAATAAACTTGTTTCCACCTAATTGATCGTATATTTCCTTAGAAACCGATTCTGACAGATACTTATTAACAATACTTTCAATCATATCAATCCCCCTCTACCAATTCTACGCTCTGCATCATATTCATCGGGGTTTTCTTTCTTCCATTTGATCCATCCTATAATATACTTGCCTGTAACAATGACAATCCATAGAGCAGCGTAGAATACAATAATCTTTACATTGAAATTTTCATTTTTAATATACTTATCAAGTTCCAACCAAACTTGAAGAGCTGGATAAAAAGCTAACGTTGGAAATGCTTCTTTTGATACTAACTGCCACCAATGTCTAAAGTCTTCATTAACATCCATTATTCTATTTAATTTATACTTTTCTATAAAATTCTCAAGAGCTTCTTTATTTTTTACATACTTTTTTTCAATAAAAATAGTATTAAAGGATTCTCTACATTTTCTTTCTACTTCTTGCATTGTCATTATTTTTAGTTCTTTTCTTATGAAGTTTATCAGGCGTTCTACTTCTGGATTTGATATAAATAATTCATTAAGAAGATAAGTGCGCAGTCTCATTTTAATATAATTCTCCATTTGTTTATCATTATTTATAATAAATATGAGTAAATTATATCTTATTAGGAGTTAGTATGCGATTTCCTGAATTTCTAACAGGATCCAACAAAGGAAAAACATTAGCAATTGTAGATATTGATGATACTATATTCGAAACATTTGCTCAAATACTTGTTATCAAAGATGGTAAAGTTGTAAAACGACTCAACAATCAAGAGTTTAATAGATATATTTTAGGTCCTGGTGAAACGTTTGATTTTTCTGAATTTAGAGATGCGAAATTGTTCTATAAAACATCAAAACCCATACAGAGAATGATTGAAAGATTAAAAACCATGATAAAATTAGGATTTAAAGTTATTTTATTAACCGCCAGGGCTGATTTCAATGATAAAGAAACATTCCTTGCAACCTTCAAGAAATATGACATCAATCCAGATGACTTCTATGTTGAAAGAGCTGGAAATTTAGTCAGAGGCACCATTCCAGAACGTAAATTATACATAATCGTGAAAAAATACATCTCAAGTGGATTATATAGAAAGATATTCTTCTATGATGATTATATTGGTAACTGTAAACAATTCCTCAAATTAAAAACTACAATTCCCAATGAAATTTTAGACAAAATCAAAAAAATCAATAATGTTACAGATGGAGAAATACTTACCATAAGAGCATATCAAGTTCTTAAAGATGGGTCAATAGTGGAGGTAAAGTAACGTGGAATTTAATCAAGACATTTTCAACATTATTCCAAATCCAGTATTCATAAATGATACAAGTGGTAGGTATGTTTATTGTAATAGTGAGTTTGAAAAAATATTTGGGGTAACATTGGAAAAATTAAAGGGTAAGACTATATTTGATTTTGTGGTTCCTGAAATAGCTAAAATTCACAACGAACACGATATACTTCTGTATTCTGGAAAATCTAAAACATCATTTGAAAGTAGCATTGGTAAAATACATGCCATAATTACAAAGACACTTCTTTATGATAAAAATGGTGAAATTATTGGAATTATTGGAGTTATTACTGACATAACTCCAATCAAAATGATGGAAATGGACTTGAAGGAAAGTGAAAGAAAATGCAGGGAATTTGCTAACTTGTTACCTCAGACTGTATATGAACTTGATATAAATGGAATTGTTACATATATCAATGATGCAGCGTATAAGATGTTTGGATTGGATTGTAACACTATTAAACAAGGATTTAATTTCCTAGAATGTATATCACCAGAAGATCGAGATAGAGCTCTTGAATCATTTAATAAAATTATACAGAATGTTAGCAATATTGAACGTGGAAAAAGATATATGGCATTGAGATATGATAATAAAGAGAAATTCCCAATACTGGTTTACTCAACAGCTATTAGAGAGAGCAATGGAAATATAACTGGTGTCAGAGGTATAGTAATAGACAATACCGATAATGAAGCAATTATCAATGAATTAAGAGAAGCACAAGAAACATTTAGAAACCTATCACTACAGTATCAGTATGTATTAGATACTATTCCTGATATGGTGTGGACCAAGGATATCAATAATAAATTTACGTTTGCTAATAAAGCTCTTCGAGAAACATTGAATAAAGAAACGGATGAGATTATTGGTAAGTCTATATTTGATATTACAGAAACAACAAATTATTCATATTTTGATACTGATGAAATAGTAAAAAAGATGCATACATGTCAGTTCACAGAATCATTTAAGGTGGATGGAAAAGAAGTATGGCTTGATGTAATAAAGTTCCCAATGCTAAAAGATGGTGAACTTATTGGAACTATTGGATTTGCCAAAGACATAACATCTGATGTTCTGAAAGAGAAGATTATGTCTGATTATATAGATAAAGAAGTTGAAAAATGGGCAAGAGAACAGGAGATTTTTAATAATAAAATTGAAGAAAGTCTAAATAGGATAAAAGCCAACATTGGTAGATTGAGAGAAAATGACACCAAACATCAATAATAAAAACGATATGATACCAATTAGCGTTGTTGATAAGTTTGTAATTCCTATAAGGGAAGGTATAGACAATACAGCTAGATCCGTAGAAAAGCTCTCTGATAGTATTGTAAATCTATCTGATGATATCGTAAAGAAAATTGATGAACATGATGTTGATAGTAGAAAAAGATCCGACTCTTTTAAGGAAAGTTTTGTTGATAAAGATCATAGCAATATGATTTATATAAGAGAAATGGGTAATAGATTGATAGCCATTGAGGAGGATCTTAGTAAAATAAATAATTCTATCAATAGTATAAATGATAGAATAAAACTTATCATTACTGTTGTTTCAGTAGCTTTTGGTTTGTTTATGACTATGTATGGGTTATCAAATGTTCTAATTAAACATACAGCAGAAGGATATTTGAAACAAATTATTGAAAGCAGAAGAGTATTAAATCAGGCAAATATAAAAATGTATTGGATTGATAATAATGGTGTTAAGAGGTATATAAACGTTGAGAAGGCAGAAAAATGAGGTTTGAAAATTATACCAGAACAATAGATGAATCAGTTATTTCCAATCAGTTATTCAATGCTATAAAAAAAGTTGGAGAGCGTATTGGTATAAACATCAAGAGATCTGATACTATATTTGATTATTTGAGTAAAGCTCAATCTAATTTAGTTGATTTATATACTTATGCTACATTATATTTTCTCTCCAAAGACCCAGAGCAAAAGAAGCAATTAAAGAATGACATGGCTGGAATTATTAAAAATGTAAATACAAAAGAAATAGCAGCTTTTCTTATGCAACTTGATAGAGCTACTATTGGTTTGACAGCTCATGTTAGACATATTCTAATGAGCTTATTTGGAATTGAAATAGCCACCTATAATAAAATATATACTAATACTGAATTGATACAGAAGGAAATCAGAAAAATAAGAAAGATACTTAATAATATAAAAAACGTTGATAAAAAGGTTATTTCAGCTTTGGACAACTTTGAATTTATGTTGATGCAGAATCTCAAGGAAGATGCTACTCTAACTGGTGATATTGCAAAATTTGATAAGAAAATACCCTTCAAAATATATAGAAGAATACGAAAAAAAAAGAGGAGATTGTTATGAATTTATTAGAAAAACTTGATCTTTTATTAAATGAGAGTGGCATACGTAACATAAGCAAGATAGCTAAGTATTTTGATAGAGCTATTATTTATTTCCATCAGGATTTGGACGGTGTTACAAGTGCTATTGGTCTGAAGAGCTATCTTGAAAGATATGGGATAAAGGTTATAGATGCACATCCAGTTCAGTATGGTAATCTAGAATATAAAATACCACCAATGTTGAAAGAAAAGGGTCTTTTATTTGCAATGGTGGATTTCGCACATGTCAAACCTGTAATGCATATATGGACAGATCATCATGATGTTGAGCATTCCGGCATGTCAAAAGATATGAGTGTTATCTTTACCAAGACTCCTTCAAATGCAATGCATATTTCTCAGGTTGTATCACCAAGTGATCTGTTTCCACCAGATGATATAAAGATGATCTCTATGATTGATTCTGCTGTTTTTGCTGGTTTGACACCTGATGATATAATGCAATCAGTATTCAAATTTAATAAGCGTGCTGGTCTTGAGAAGAATAAAAGAGCTATGGGTTTTGTTGTTAATAAACTAACATTAGCCTATAAAAATAAGCCTGATTTCTTAAAGAATCTTGTTTTACAAGCCAACCCCAGTCTAAAATCGATGTATAATGTTATTCTCAAATTGATAGATAAGGGTGGTTATCAAGCTCCAGAAGAATATCAATCGAATTTAGAGGATTATGTTGAAAAACAAAAGAGTAATAAGATAAAAAATGGAAATTTAAGCATGGTTAAAGATCTCAAAAATGGTGAATCTATGATGATAGGTAACACCATTGTTCAATATGGTGGTGGAAATATGAGACTTGCCTATGATAGATACACACCATTTAAAAATTGGCCTACAGCGCATTTCCTCGTTATTGCTTGGCCAATGGGGATGATTCAAGTATCTAAAAACCCATTTATTAAAGGGGATGTTCCAGTTCATCTTGGAGAACTTTGTAATGATGTCTTGGATAAGTTTAGATCAAGCATGGAATCAGAAATGATTACATTAGGAGAGATAAAAAGATTAAATGAAATTGGTTCTAAGGATCCCATTATTGGATTTACATTTGATGATTTTATTGCAATTTTTGGAAAAATTAAAGGCTCTAAAAAATGGTTGAATATGTTACATAGTATTGCTAATATAAAATATAGTCAACTGTCACCTAAACAAAAGGAAGTTCTCGATAATGTTAAAGTAAGTGCTTGGGATATTGTTAAAGCACAATCTGGTGGCCATAGATCAATTTCAAATATACAACTTTCAATGATCCCAGGTAGTCATAAAAAGTATCTAAAGGATATATTTTATGAAGTAGTTAAAGCTATGATAGATAAAAAATTAGTCAATATGGAGTAGATGATATGAAGCCATTATGGGAACAAAGTTGGTTTGTAAAAACAATAAAATTTCTTCGTAAATGGAAGTGGTTTGATACATATATCTATGGCAAATCAATCAACATGGAGGATTTTGTAAGAAATCCAGCTGAGGTATTAAGGGATAATTGCTTTCCCTTTGCTATAAAAAATGTTAATCCTAAAAGTCTTTTATTAGTTAGACTTGGATATATTCCATTTGATTCTTCCAGATTGATCGAGTATTATGAAAGTTTATCAGACTATCTTGGTGGTGATGTTCCCGACAGTGTAATTGGAACATATCAGAAACTTGATCTCGGTAAAAATGGCATTTCATTCAGTCTTGGTGGAAAACAACACGACATACTGATATGGAATAAATGGACTACTAAATATCCGAATGCTGCTTTAATGTTTCAAATCGCTATATCAATAAAGAAATGGGTCATAATACCATATGTATCAATGAACATCAGATATAGTGTTGATAGGTATTTCCAGTTTGGGCTTGGTTGGGGTCCACAATTTCGCTTATGTAATGATGTAACTGTTTGGGATGCTGTTTTATCAGCAAAACTGAGATTTGCCAGTTTTTTAGATGAATTAAAGTGGAATCCTAGAGCTGAAGTTTTTGGCTATTGGGAAGGCACGATATAAATACTCAAGAGGATAATATGAAACTATCACGATTTTTATTATCAGAAGCTAAAGAACCGGATAATGAGGGTGTTAGGGTCGTCATAATGACAGGAACTAAAGACCCACACCATCCAGAAAATCTATATAAAACAGCAACTAAATTCAGAGATAAATGTAAAGAAAAAGGCATTCCATATTTTATTGCTTATAGTGATAGATGCTACCTATCTAAGAAAGATGATAAATGGTATATTTTTAATACGGGAGATGATAACGGTTTTGAAATAGATAAAAATAACACCGTAGTTATTACAAGGAAATCAGTATCTAAATTGAAAGTTAGTCTTGATACATTATCACAAATAGAAAAAAGAGATATTTTTGTTGTAAACAACCGTGATTGTATAGAGAAATGTAATGACAAATATAGAACAATACTATTATTGAATGATATTGGTGTTAGATGTCCAAGGACAACATTGGTAACAAATAGTGATATTGTCGAGAAAGCTATTGATAAAGTTGGCGGAAAATTTCCCATCATTATGAAAACCGTGTCTGGATCGAAAGGTATTGGAGTATTCAAAGCAGATTCTATAGAAGGACTTAAATCAACACTTCAAGCTATTTGGAAAATAACACCAGATACAGAAATAATAATGCAAGAATATATTGGATCGGATGGTGATATTAGAGTTCACGTTCTTGGCAACAAAGTTATTGGAGCAATGAAGAGACTAAGAATTTCTGGTGATTTTAGGAGCAATTATAGTCTTGGATCAGAGATAGAAAAAATCAAACTTACTGATGAACAAAAGGAATTAGCTATATTAGCATCAAAAGCGGTTGGTGGTATTTGGACAGGAGTTGATATTATTCAATCAGGAAATAAGAGTTATGTAATTGAAGTTAATAGTTCACCAGGCACGGATGGAATTGAGAAAGTAACAGGAAAGGATATTGTTGGTAAAGTATTAGATTTCGTAACAGATAGAAATAAATGGATTAGACCAACAGTAGAAGTTGGATATATTGAAACTATTTACATTGAAGGATTTGGTAATCTGAAAGCTAAATTGGACACTGGTAATGGTGGTCATTGCGTATTACATACTGATAAAGTCAGAATAGAAGATGGTAATGTCGTTTGGACATTTAATGGTAAGGAATTTTCAAAACCACACGAAGGCAATAAAAAGATAAAGATTAGAGGCGAATTGGGTAAATACGAGGAAAGACCAGTTATTAAATTGGATGTTACATTTGGAGGACGAACCTATAAAGACATTTTATTTACATTAACAAATAGATCAAATATGACAACACCAGTATTATTAAATAGAAGATTTATTAGTCAAGCTAATCTCAGTGTAAACCCACAAAGAAAATATGCATTAAGTCTAAATGAGAATTTGAACAAATTATTGAGCGAGATTTACAAAATTTCAGATTTAGAGTATGCTTATATTGAAAATGATAGAGATAGACTGAATGAAATTAGAAAACATGCAGATTATTATTCATCTCTCCTCTATGAAACAAACATTGAATTAAGAAAAATTGGTTATGATAATGGTCTTATTGACAGAAATTACAGATTTTTGAAAATAATTGATATGATAACATGATTGGAACAATAGTAGTAAATTACATAGCAATGTATTATGTGATACCATTAGTTTTATTCTGGGGTGTAATTAGCGTATTTTGAACTAATGGTGGAGGGGGATTGTCTTCTTCTCCACCATATTTTTATGCCTATTTTTCAAAATATTTACAAAATTATAAATAGTTAGTATAGAGGGTTTATGAAAGTTGTATTGATACATCCGCCGCATTCAAATTCCATTGATGACCGTCTGGATCCACCATTAGGATTGTTATATCTGGCGGCACATATCAAGAAACTTGCTGAAGTAGAAGTATTGGATATGTCTGGAATGATTGATATTGAAATTCCAGAAGCGGATGTCTATGGGATAACGTCATATGTAACGTCATTAGAAGAAACAAAAAGGATTTATCTACGATGTAAAAAGAAAAATAGCGAATCTAAAGTGATCATTGGTGGTGCTCACGCTACGGCAAGACCTGAAGATTTTTTATATGCCGATCATGTAGTGTGTGGTTATGGTGAAGCAGCTATAATTGATATAATAACTGGTAAAAATACTAATAAAATAGTATATAACAATAAAATTGACAATCTATTCATATTTCCTGATTATAGTGCTGTTGACTTAAAATCATATAATAGATTTATTTCTAATAATGCTTCTGTGCCTTATATAACTTCACGGGGATGTCCGTTCAAATGTGCTTTCTGTGGACTTGCTAATATTCATGCACTTAACAAACAGGTGAAAATGGCACCACCAGAACTTATTTATATTCAGATAAAACGATTGGTAGAAGAATTTGGAATAAAAAGCATAAACTTTCAAGATGATATATTTACACTAAGTCTAAGTCGATTAAAACAATTATTGGAATTATTAGCACCGTTGAATATATCATTTAGATGTATGGGTAGAGCTGGATATGACACGGAAGATACTTACAAATTATTATCTGAAAGTGGATGCAAACAAGTATCATGGGGTATTGAATCGGGATCACAATATATATTAGATAGAATGAATAAACAAGTTAGAGTTGAAGATAACTATAATGTAATACAATGGGCTAAAAAACATAATATAACATCAAGAATATTTATTATTATCGGATTTCCAGGAGAGACTGCTAAAACATTAGAAGAAACAAAGAAGTTTATTGAGATTGCCGATCCTGATCAAGTATTTGTTTCAAATTTTATACCATATCCTGGCACGGACCCATATCTATATCCAGAAAAATATGGAATTACCAATATATCTTATGATTTTTCACAGTATTATCAAGTTTCAAAGGATGGAACTGGTGGATATGTAATTGATACAAAATGGCTATCTCGTGAAGAATTTAGAGAGCTTGAACTTGATTTTAGACAATTCATCTTGAATCGTGGTATTCGTGGCGAAACACAAAAATATGAAAGGAATCTATATGGTAAAGGTAAGTATTGTAATTCCAACGGTTAATAGAGATTTAGTTGTTCCTTGTGTTGAATCTGTTATACAAATGACGACTCTTGATGATAAAGAGATCGTCATTGTAGCTAATGGAGCGAATAAGTCGTTATTAGATGATATTCAAAGATGGAAAGAAAATAACATTCCAGTCAAATGCCTATGGTATGATCAACCATTGGGACCTGTTCCAGCCTATAATAGAGGCGTTAAGAATGCTGTAGGTGAATATATTGTTATATTGAACGATGATATCATAATTTCAAGTTCACCAGTAGATAATTGGATAAAATTCTTGATAGAACCGCTTGAAAATGATCCAATGATTGGAGCTACGGGTCCATGTTTATTGCATCCTGTGTTAGGTGATAAACAAATACCCCTTGAAAAAGAAGATAGAGATTTTGGATTTCTAATATTCTTTTGTGTTGCCATTCCAAGAAGAGTTTTTGAAAAGATTGGATATTTTGATGAATTGTTGAATTGTGCTATAGATATTGATTTTTGCCTAAGATTGAGGAGAGCTGGATATACAATAAAACAAGTGCCTGATGATAAGTTGATAGAAGATGATATTTTCAAAGGTGATTTTCCAATCTATCATAAAGCTGAAGAAACAGTTCATAATTTCTATGGAATTGATGAATGGAATAAAATATTAGAAAGAGATGCTGCTATAATAAGATCAAGATACGGAAGAAAAAATATATCAATTGTTATACCAGCTTATGGTGATTGCTTAGAGGATTTACAAAAATGTATCATATCAGTATTAGACAACACACCCCATTCAGTTAATATGGAAATTATTGTTGTGGCTAATGGTTGTAAAAGCAATGTTAAACACTATTTGAAAAACAACATAGATAAATTTAAGTATCTGTGGTTTGATGATCCACTTGGTTTTCCAAAAGCAGTTAATACTGGTGTTCTAAGTAGTAATGGTGAAATAATAATAATCCTCAATCAAGATGCGGTTATATTAGGCAATTCATGGATAAAAATGCTTACAGATCCATTTTATAGAGATGAGAAGGTTGGGATGACCGGGTCATTGAAATTAGTCTGTGAAGATGTAAAGCGTAATAATATACTATTATTCTGTGCTGCTGTAAGAAGAAAGGTATTTGATGAAGTTGGGTTACTTGACGAACAGTTTTATCCTGGATGTTTTGAAGATGTTGACTTCACTATAAGGGTTGAAGATGCCGGATGGAAAACAATCCAAGTTCCTGAAAATACTGAATGCGTTCAAACAAAAGACTTTATTAAAGGTGGATTTCCAATATACCATGTTGAAAATCATTTTGATTGGATTTCACGAGAAAATTTTGAGCGTAATAGACAATTATTGATTGAAAAATACTCACCAAAAAGAGAGATCATAATGCCAAATTGGCCTCTTGCACAAAAGAAATATGAAGTCTTGATGTTTCAAGAATTTTTCAAATCATATAAAATAGATAACATTCTCGAGATTGGTCGATATAAAGGTGGCATGACAAGATTATTGGCTCATATGGCTAGTAATAAGGTGTATTCTATTGATATAAATGATCACAAAGAATCATTTATGGATACTGATCTAAATAACAAAAACATGAAACAGTATGATGGTAAAGTATATATCAATAGTGATGTAGAACATAAAATAGTTGAGTTTAATGGTGATAGTCATTCTAGAGAATTTATAGAATTTGTTAAGTCGAAAATTGATAAGGTTGATCTGATATTTATTGATGGTGATCATTCTTATGAAGGTGTAAAAGCTGATTTTATAAATTTCTTGGATTGTCTAAAACCTGGTGGATATGTGGCTTTTCACGATATTTTGGATAGTGTTGAACATACAGTAATAGATGTTCATGTTTCTAAACTATGGAAAGAATTGAAGAAACAGTATGATGCCTATGAATTTATAGATAATAATGACTATGGCACTGGGCCGTGTAGAAGCATGGGTATAGGTGTCATCAGAATTGACAATCCAGAACATATACCAATACTATCATCAGATAATAGTGAAGTAAAAGTGAGTGCATATATTTCAACAAAAGATAGATATAACACAACATTACCAATGGCTATCATGGGTGTTATATCACAGACGCACAAGATAGATGAATTTATATTATTTGACGATAGCGATAACCCAAGAGATTTGATAAATGATCCAGTATTTTCTCATATCTTTGGTGTAATGGAACGAATTGGTATAAGATATAGAATAATTATTGGTGAGAGGATAGGACAAGTAGCTAATCATCAGAAAATGTTGACTGAAGCATCCAATGATCTTATATGGCGTGTTGATGATGACAACTATCCAATGCCTAATGTTCTTGAAAGGTTAGTAAATGTTATATCAAGTGATTCCAAGATAGGAGCTGTTGGAAGTGCAAGCATAGTGTGGAACAGATTTGAAAAAGCTGAGGATGCTGGGATTACACTGAATGAATTGGAAAAACCAAATCTTCAATGGACAGAATTTAATGGACATCGATTTGTTGAACATCTACATAACACCTTTTTATTTAGAAAACAAGCTGCATCACATGGCTATCCAAAGAATCTTAGCCCCGTCGGACATAGAGAAGAGACCATGTTTACTCATGACATGTATTTAAATGGTTGGAAACTGGTTGTTGTTGGTGATGTAATAACGTGGCATCTACAACAATATGATATTGGTGGAATAAGAGTATATACTGATGAACGTTACTGGATCCATGATGAAGAAGTGTTTAAGAGATGGAAAGCAAGTAAATATAAAGAAGATAAAGTGTTTATTTTGGATAGTGGCATTGGTGATCATTTGGAATTTCTAAAGATTCTGCCAAAAATAAAAGAGAAGTATTATGATAAAAACATTATATTAGCAACATGCTATCCAGAGGTATTTGAGAGAGAAGGTGTAGAACAGATAAGTATTGGTGAAGCTATTGAAAGATATGGTGAAGAGGAAAGAAGAAGACAAAACATATATGAATATATGGATAGAAATAATTGGACAGGACATATAAAAGACGCTTATGCACAAATGCATGGAGTTTGATCAATGATAATAATTAGTCCTTACAGTAAACCAACAATAAGTGACAACAAACCGAGCCCAAAGAATTATCCATATTGGCCTGAATTGATTAAAATAATTCGCGAAAAAATGCCAGAACAATATATTCTTCAAGTTGGTGTAAGTGGTGAGACAGATTTGGGATGTGATTGTTTTCTACAGAATTTACCATTAGAAGTGCTTAAAACTTTGATAAAGGGGTGTGATATTTGGATTTCTGTTGATAATTTTTTCCATCATTTAGCTTCGATAATTGGCAAACGAGGTATAGTCATATTTAGCCTATCTGATCCATTGATATTTGGTGATCCAAATAATATAAATATACTTAAAGATCGAAAATATCTTAGAGCTGACCAATTTAATTTTTGGGATAATGTTCAACCCAATAATGATGCATTTGTGGAGCCAGAGATAATTTTTGAGATAATATCAGAATGTTTAAGATAACTGTGCGCTACAATTTATTATAAATACTATGAAGAATATGGCTCGGGGTTATCTTTATGAAACATTATGGTATTGATAATGTTGGCACCATAAACACAGATATTTTAACTATTGAAGAACGAATAAACCTTCCTGTTTATTCAACTCATCCAAGCACCGCTGTTGCAGGTGATATATACTATAATTCTGTAGAAAAACAAATTTTTAGATATACTGGAACAGAATGGAAGATAGCTGCTGGTAGCTCTGGAACATCTGGTAGTTCTGGAACAAGTGGAACAAGTGGTAGTTCAGGCACTTCAGGCACCTCTGGAACAAGTGGAACATCAGGAAGTTCTGGAACAAGCGGTTCAAGTGGGACCTCAGGCAGTTCTGGCACTTCTGGAACATCTGGTAGTTCAGGCACATCAGGAACATCAGGAACATCAGGAAGTTCTGGAACAAGCGGTTCAAGTGGGACCTCAGGCAGTTCTGGAACATCAGGCACATCGGGCACATCGGGTGTTTCTGGATATAGTGGATATAGTGGTAAGAGTGGATATAGTGGATATAGTGGTAAGAGTGGATATAGTGGTAAGAGTGGATATAGTGGTATTTCTGGATATAGTGGATATAGTGGTAAGAGTGGATATAGTGGTCCTTCAGGAACTTCAGGAACATCAGGCACATCTGGAACATCTGGTAGTTCAGGCACATCTGGAAGTTCAGGCACATCCGGCACTTCAGGAACAAGTGGAACATCCGGCACTTCAGGAACAAGTGGAACATCCGGCACTTCAGGAACAAGTGGAACATCCGGCACTTCAGGAACAAGTTTAACACAAAGGGGAGCCTGGACAATATCAACATCTTACAGTTCTGGAGATGTTGTTACAAATAATGGATATGTATATTGTGCTCTCCAAAATCATATTTCATCATCTTCAAATAAGCCTGGTGTTGGAGCAAGTTGGCAAACTTATTGGAATTTGCTATCAGGTGCTTCTGGAACATCAGGAACATCAGGAAGTTCAGGCACATCCGGCACTTCAGGAACAAGTGGAACATCCGGCACTTCAGGAACAAGTGGAACATCAGGCAGTTCTGGAACAAGTGGTTCAAGTGGCACATCAGGTAGTTCGGGCACATCTGGTGTTTCTGGATATAGTGGCAAGAGCGGATATAGTGGACCTTCAGGAACTTCTGGAACATCGGGCACATCTGGAACAAGTGGAACTTCTGGAACATCAGGAAAGGGATATGATGGAACATCCACAACATCTATTGATTTAGCTCTAGGAAGTAGAACAATAACAACACAATCTGGATTATCATATACTATCGGATCAAGAGTTAGACTATATAATGCTTCAGATAAGTATATGGAGGGTGTTGTTACATCATATTCTGGAACATCGTTAACATTCAACTCTGATTTTGTTATTGGCTCTGGCACTTATAGTTCTTGGAAGCTAAGTATCGCTGGAAATTATGGAACAAGTGGCACATCAGGAACAAGTGGAACATCTGGTTCTTCTGGTTCAAGTGGAACAAGTGGTGTGACAGGACCAACTGGACCTACAGGACCAACTGGACCTACTGGTGCCTCTGGATATAGTGGATATAGTGGTAAGAGTGGATATAGTGGACCTGCTGGACCTACAGGACCTACAGGACCAACTGGACCAACTGGTGCTTCTGGATATAGTGGTAAGAGTGGATATAGTGGTAAGAGTGGATATAGTGGACCTGCTGGACCTACAGGACCTACAGGACCAACCGGACCTACAGGACCTACTGGTGCCTCTGGATATAGTGGATATAGTGGTAAGAGTGGATATAGTGGACCTGCTGGACCTACAGGACCTACAGGACCAACTGGACCTACTGGTGCTTCTGGATATAGTGGTAAGAGTGGATATAGTGGTAAGAGTGGATATAGTGGACCTGCTGGGCCTACAGGACCTAC